CTGATTTCTACTTCGGAATTGTATTGGTGGTAATTGTTCGTGAATTTGTGGATACCATACACCACTCACCATACTATTGGGGTGAACATGTTCATGATGTGATTCGCCTTTCTTTGCTTTGTTTAACCATGACTGAGTGATAACCAACTTATCATCTGATGCCATGATCTCCTTAACAAATTTTGCTAACTTAGATTCAATAAATGCACGAATATTTGCTAGTTCTGGTCGATCAAGAACAAAAGTATCTTCTGATTGACGATTATAGTGTATTTTTTGGCCTTGGCCTGCATCGCCACCACCATTTTCTTTTCTACAATCTTTATTTCTTATCCACTCTAGTTCCTTTGAGTAATCGAGTGGATATGGTGCGATCAATATTGGTGTAGGGAATAATTGTAGCATTTCATCACCCTGACCCATCTGATTTACAGGATAACCCATGGCTGGTTCCACAGTGCCATCAGATTTTTTGATGCCCATTTGTGTTTGAGGGGGTTGTGGTGGTTGTGCTTGAAATCCTTGTGGTTTAGGTTGTGGTTTCTTTGTCAGATCACTAAAATCTATTGCATTAACAGCCATACTGTATATTCTTTTGATCTAATTATATATCATATCACAAGATAAAGCAATATGCACTTGACAGGTGTGGATAACGTGATAAAATAGCCTTGTAATTATTATTGTTATGCAACTTACTGGATCAGAAAAACTTTTGTTTATCCTATCATTCATGGCTATGATGAATTGGGGAGTTCGTATTATGCAAAGTGTTTTCAATACATTTTTATTCTCATAGATAAAGGGATGGAGTTTTAAATGAAAGATCAAAGTAGAATAGAAGTTGATTCACTATCAGAAAAATGGGATCGAGCAAAAAGTTTACTACTAGAGTCATTATATAAACCTGATGACTCATTACGTTCATGCTCGCATAATCAACAGTGTTATCATGAAATGATGTCATTGCGTGATCAAACAATAGAGTATGTTAAAAATTTATCTAACCCACATTAAGTATAAACTCGTAGGCATAAATTTTTGTTACTAATATCTTATTTTTTTAGGATTTCCTGACTAAATAATGATAGAATTAGGAACAACAAGATGAGTTAAAACTTATTTGTTATTTCAATTTTTTTTGGAGAGTAAAATGCACAATCGTATATCTTTCAATCAATTAGCCGGTTGGATAAATTTAGATGAGTCCCTAGATAGTTCTATAGAACAAACGGAGATGGTCAACGACTATTATAACTGCCTAATTGAGTGTGATGACGATAAACAAGCTAAACGCTATTGTAGAACACTTCTCACATGACCACGATCCCCCGAAAGGGGGTTTTTTTTATAAATACTTGTTCAAACCAAGTAAAAATACCTAATGAATGATAACAAGGCCGCCAAGAGACTAATAAAAAGAGCAAAATCACGTCCTGATCTATACAGTAAGGCAGATGTAATATATGCGAGAATACTTAGAAGAAGGCATAAAGCATTAAAAAAGTTGACAAAAGGTAAAAAGTAGTGTAATATTAAATGGCTATCACAATATTATGGACTCAAATTACAAGGAATACGTTCTCAAGGAACTTGACAACTTAGTGAGTCAGATTATTGAGGCCTCTGAATTTAATGCTTCAGAGAGTTATGGGGAGTTAATTAAATCATTACAAGGTCAAATTAACTATCATCAAGAGTGTATAGATAAATGTAAGCAAATGTTGCTCTTAATAAATGCGGGTAAACCGCAAGTTACTGAAGTCACATCATATATGAATGATGATGAATCACCAGAGGCAAGAGCTGCGTTTGATGACTTCTGGAAATCACCAGATATTATGAAAGATAATGACGTTCCGTTCTATGATCCCGAATAATGAAGTATCACTTATACAACGAGAATCATGCTCATCAAGGATCTTTTAATTCAGTTGATGAATTAAGAAGATTTTTATGTAACCGCAAGTATGACATAAATGATCGTACATACATGGCTGATACATTTGATTATATCAAAGAAATCAAATGGCATTTTGATATTGAGGAATAATTATGTTAATTGAATTATCAAAAGATGAATTAAATGAAATTGTTGATGCTTTATGTATTGAGCATTATGATTGGAAAAAAAGAGAGTACAGAGAAGAGTTACATCAAAAAATGAAAAATTTATCTAATGTTTGCACTTGTAAAGAAAAATGATTGAAAAAGACCCTATGACAGGACTTTGGAGACACTCTCAACCTGTAAATAATACAGAACAAATGATTGATAATTTTATCGCTGAGTGTGAAAGGCAAGCAGCTAAATTGGAAATTACAGTCGATTATTACCTAGCAGAATTTACTTAACTATTATGTCAACACTTTACAGAATCGAAGAATTAACAACTCAAGGGTGGACTCTTTTAGAAAACAAGTCACAAAAACTTACAAAAGATCAGTGTGATGAAATGTTAGTAACATATATGAGAGAAGGACTTAACCCTAATAGACTGAGGGCTGTTGCTGATGTATGACCCAAAAGTAAATGATTATGTGCGTTGGACTACTGAACTAGGTCATGTACATGAGGGCTGGGTGTATTACAAAGGAGAATCAGTAGATAATAATAAGAGAATAAAAAATGGGTGGATACCTGTATCAAATTACATAACTATTGAAATTACTACCAAACCAAGACCCCAGTGCGATCTATCTATGTTCTTTCACAAAAGGATTCATGTATGTTTATGTTGCTATGAGGAGAGTTGGAATGAATTAGAATTTATAAGAAGAAGAGTAAGTAAGCAAGATGATCGTGACCCAGATGAAAACATTAGTTATGGTGCATATAAATCTCAACAATACAGACCACTTGACATTCAATAAGTGAGCCCTTTAAAGTGTATCAATGGTGCGAGAACAAACCAACCTAGTAGAGGGATACTACAGGGTAACGTCTAAACAGACTTCGCACGTGCTGTGACCCACCTGAAAAGTTGAGTTTTGTTCTCGCCCACCCAATATAATCCTAAAGAAATTATGAACTCAACGGAAAACATACAAGAAATCAGAGATTTAAAAGACACTTGGAGAAAGCAAAACTTCGTGTTCTCTGCAACTCAACAAGCAAAATATGATTCTCTTATGAAGAGAAGAAGAGAGATAGTAAAATCTTACTACGAAAATGGTCTTGTGTATAAAGCCTCTGCATCTAAATAATGTATAAGGTATAAAAAGAAGATGAAAACATTTCGGGAATTTATAGCAGAAGTTTATGACCCAGAAGTACAGGGAAGATCACAAATTCGCAAACAAGGCGAGGGTGGTAGAATCGGTGCTAAACGTAAACAAAGTGAACCCGAAAAAAGAAGAATGAGAGCAGTTGGTGGTGGTAAGATGGTTCCAGCTAAAACTTACAAAGATCGTAAGGATATTGGAACACAACGTAAAACATCAGACCGCCAACAACAACCCACGCAAGAGAGAGGATCAGCAAGGGAAAAACAACTGGCGGCTGCTAGAGCAGAGAGAAAAAAAGCAGCTCAGGCAAGAGCTGCATCAAAGGCTGGTAAGGTAACAGTTTTGCCCTCGCAAGCGACATCTAAACCAAAACCAAAAACAAAAGCATTAAAGAAACAAGCGGATAAACTATTAGCAACTAAAAAGAAAAAAACAGCAGACCCAAATTATAAACCACAAAAAGCAAGTGGAATGACTCGTGATGAGAGACACAGATTAAGAAATGCAGCTCGTAGATTAATAAGAGACATGAGAGCTGGAAAGGAAAAACCCGCATCAGCCTACGACCCAAACATTAAAAACTTTGGAAAACAAACTGGCACAAGTTATTCAAATACTGGTGTAGTTCCAAAAGGAAGAAAGAAAGGATCATAATAGAGCCCTCTAAATTGTTCTTGTAGTGAACCTGTAATCGTCTGTATGGCGGTTCAATACCTTTTATGGTATAATATTACTATATTATTGATTTTGATGATTGAATTAAGACCACACCAGTTAAAAGCTTTAGATGCTATGAGTGCATCAGATAAAGGTCAGATCATAGTTCCTACTGGTGGTGGTAAAACTATGTGCATGATTGAAGATGTTAAAAAACAGTTCAAGTCACCAGTAAGTAAAACTATTGTAGTTGTTGCACCTCGCATCTTACTTGCGAATCAGTTATGCTCAGAGTTTTTAGAGCAGAATCTTGATGGAAACTATAATGTTGGTGTTGATGTCATTCATGTTCATAGTGGAGAGACACACTTTTACAGTACAACTAAGTCAGATAATATCAAGCAGTGGTATCATAGTAGCACTAATCATATCATTATGTTTACTACTTATCATTCATTACACAAAATACAAGATACATTAGATGTAGAGGTAGATACAATATATTTTGATGAGTCACATAATGCGGTTCAAAAAAACTTTATTGAAGCAGTTGAGTATTATTCCATGTATGCTTCACGTTGTTATTTCTTTACAGCTACACCAAAACACTCTCTCACACCTTTCAAAGTTGGTATGAATGATGTTGATATTTTTGGTAGAGTAATTTGCAATGTACCTGCACCTAAGTTAGTTGAGCAAGGTTACATATTACCACCTAAAGTTGTTATTAATAAGATTAATTTACCTGATGATGATAGATTTACATACGAGCATGATAGAGATTGTGTATTAGATACGATTGATGCTCAAGATGTAGATAAGATTCTTATATGTGCAAGATCAACGAAACAGATTATTAATCTAGTTACACATTCAACATTCGTTGTTGATTTGTTATCTCGTGGCTATTCATGGATGATGATTACATCAAAAACTGGTGCAGTTATTGATGGTAAGAAAGTTGATAGAGAGGAGTTTTTCAACACATTAAATAGTTGGGGAAAAGACTCTACTAAAAGATTTGTAGTATTACATCATAGCATTTTATCTGAGGGTATTAATGTTAAAGGATTGGAGGCAGCCATGTTTCTAAGAAGTATGGACTACATCACTATTAGTCAGACTATTGGTAGAGTTATTCGTAAAGGTGATGAGAGTAAGACATTCGGTTTATTGTGTGTTCCAGTATATGACAAGGTAGGTATATCCACTTCACGCAAAGTGCAAGCGGTTGTAGATACTGTATTCAACAAAGGCGAACCAGCCATTAGCGTGGTGAGAAGTTAAATGAGCCCTTTAAATTGTCCTAATGATGAATATGAGAATTAAAATGCCAGTTTATCACGTTAAATGTAAAGAAGTAGTTTACTTTACAGCAAAGGTTGAAGCAGAGTCCGCAGAGCAAGCAGAAAAACTCGCACTTGATGATATTAACTCTTATGAACTTGTATCAGAAGCTACAACCGATTGGGATATAGAAGAAATTATTTTAGAATCAGAGGAGTGGTACAACAAATGAAAACAGAAAAATTACTCAGAATCTATAAGGTGGTAACAAAACCTAAACAGATCAAATACCCACCAATTCGCAAAAATTACAACATACACACTTTTGGATAATGAAAACAATCACATTAACTGATA